CCTCCCGAGGTAAGTATGCCCGTGCGGAGCCTGTAGCGGCCCTCTATGAGCGTGGTTTGGTGCATCACGTAAGGAACCAAGAAGATGGTGCTAACCTTAATGAACTAGAAACTCAAATGAGAACGTGGGAGCCACTAGGTTCTATTGGTTCCCCTGACAGACTTGATGCTATGGTTTGGGCATTAACTGAACTTATGCTTAACGGCTACCAAAAACCTCAACTAAAACTCGTATACAGTAGCAACAAAGGACTGAGCTAATGACTAAGAGCCTGTCAAAAACAGAATCAACTTCTATTCTAGGTGTGGCAGGCCAGAATGTCCACAACGGTAACTTTCGTGCAGATGAGTTCCTTCGGGAGCTTAAGGGCCGTGAGGCTGTCAAGAAGTTCCGTGAGATGAGAGACAACGATAGTACCATCGGTGCTGTTATGTTTTCTATCGAACAAATGCTTCGTGACGTGGAAATCAATGTAGAAGCTGCTGATGATAGTGAGGCCGCTCAGAAAGAGAAGGAGTTCGTTGAGAGTATCCTTGAGGATATGGAACACACTCTTGATGACCACATCGCAGAGGCTCTTAGCTTCCTGTCGTATGGTTTCTCTTGGTTCGAAGTAGTATATAAACGCCGTGAAGGCTTGGGTCAGAACCCTAAGAAGAAGTCTAAGCACTCTGATGGGCGTATGGGTGTCCGTAAGTTAGCTTGTCGTTCTCCTTGGACTATTGACCGCTTTGATGTAGAACATAAGACTGGCGACATTCTAGGTATCTACCAAAGCACAGGCTACGGTACAGGTAAGAACTACATCCCTAGCCGTAAGTCTGTTTATTACCGCACAACAACTATTAACGGTGATCCTTCAGGTAGGTCTATCCTCCGTAACGCCTATACGAGCTATCAGTACCTTAACAATATGCAGTCTATTGAGGCTGTGGGTGTTGAGCGTGAGTTGGCTGGTATTCCAGTTGCTCGTGTACCTGCTGAGTACCTTTCCCCTGATGCTACTGAAGGTCAGATTGCCTTCCGTAATGAACTACAGTCTATCCTACGGGATGTCAAGTTCAACGATCAGGGCTACATCATTCTCCCTAGTGACACCTACCCAGACAAGGATGGTGCGCCTACAGGGGAGCGTCTGGTTGACGTAGAGCTTATGTCCTCTAGTGGCACTCGTAATATTGATATCGACCCTATTATCCGTCGGTATAAAGACAGTATTGCAGACAGTGTTTGCGCCTCTGTCATCTTTCTTGGTAGTAAAGGGGGTGGCTCCTACGCACTCTCTAAAAGTTCTACAGACCTATTCTTGCGTGGTTTGGAGAGTTTTATCACCCAAGTCGTTGACGTTCTGAACAAGCAGCTTATTGAGCCTCTGTGGGAACTGAATAGCCTTAACCCTGACATGATGCCTAAGCTGGTTGCTGGTGACGTTGCTCCCCATGACCTTAAAGAGCTTGGCGCATACCTTCGCAATCTCAATGGTGCTAACATTAACTTGGCTGACCAACCTGAGATTGTTGATGCCCTCCTTCACAATGCTGAACTTCCTAAGTTGGACCGTGAGAAGTACGATGAGTCACTTGAGGTGGCCCGTCAGGCTGCTTTGGCTCCAGTACAAGAGGATGAGCCTGAAGAAGAGGATGAAGATCAGGAAGATGAAGAAGAAGTCTCTAAACTTGCGGCTTTGCAAGAGGAGGTTCTTAAAGCCTCTTTGGAGTACCTGAAAGATGACTGAGTTTGCCAACAATGTAGCTATCATCAAAGCTGTTGTCGCCAAAGAACTTCTTAAGAAAGACTTCACAGGACGTGAGGGTGACAAAGGAGAGAAGGGCGACAAAGGAGATACTGGTGACAAAGGCGAAAGCATTGTTGGCCCTCAAGGTCCAGTAGGTAAATCTGGTCGTGATGGTGTTGATGGGGAATCTCTTCGAGGCCCTGTCGGTAAATCTGGTCGTGACGGAATTGACGGAAAAGATGGCGTTGATGGTCAGTCTATCGAAGGGCCAGAGGGTCCAATTGGTAAAGCTGGCTCTGACGGTGTGGACGGTAAAGATGGCCGTGGTATCAAGTCTATCAAGGTAAACAATGAGAACATGCTTGTTGTTACCTATGACGATGGTGATATGACTATTGCTGGTAAGGTCTCTGTCACGAATAAGACTGAGGTCATCCAGAATGGTGCAGGTCTACCTTTAGGGCACTTCGCTCTCCACAGTGTTACTCTTGATGATGACAAACAGCTTATTGTCAAATGCAACAACAACAAGACTTTCATACTTCCTATGCTTCAAGCTAAGGATATCGGCGGTTTTGCTGACTACAACGACACCGGAACATCTGCTTCTCCCGTAACTCTCGTAGATAACACTTGGACGGACATTCCTAACAACGGTGAGGGCGCTTTCTCCAACATTAAGTTGCCTACTGGCGTTACTAGACTCCTAGACCCAAACACGGGTGCTATTCTCCTAGATGAGCTACCTATTGGCTCTTCGGCTATTGTTCGTATGGATTATACGATAACACCTACAACCAACAACGCTGCACTAGACTTCAGGTACACACTGGGCGGTGGAGCAGGTGCATATACCCTAGAGACTACAGTAAACCGTTTGGATGAGGGTTCTGGTAGAGAGTATCGTCAGGCTCTTGTTACTCACTATATCTATGTAGGTGATAACAACACTAAAGACAACCCTATCCAACCTCAAGTTAAGTTGTCAGGTGGCGGAACTCTGGTTAATGCGGGTATGGTTATTGAAGTGAGGAAATCTAACGGTGACTATTAAGATTTACAAAGATCAAAATGCTGGTGCTGTATTTATTGAAAATGCTAACGGTGTTCAGTTCCTTAACTCCCTTCAAGCAACTATGGATGACCCTGCTGACGTAAAGATCAACATTACGGACCTGTCTAAAGGTGTTCAGATTTTTACTCAAGTTCCTTTCGAGGATTTTGTAGATGAAAACGACACAGATTATGGTGTTACTGCAACGGCTGTTTGTAATGCACTTAACGCTGAGTTCTCCGCTTCAGGTGGTTCAACAGGGGTTCCTCCTGAGATTACGTCTTCTACAACCATAAACATGACCGAAGGTGACACCCTTAACTATGAACTGGTAGCAACTAAAGGTGTCGGATATGAGTGGTCTAACCTTCCTTCAGGTGTAGTCAACGTAGAAGGTAACATGCGTAAGCTGGTTGGGGGTTCAACCCTTTCGGCAGGTACTTACAACATCACCGCTAAGGCGATCAACTACTTTGGGGAAGACTCTGAGACGATTGCCCTGACCGTAGCGGCACCAGCGTTCTCCAACACGAAGTCTGTACGCTTTGACAATCTCGACTACTTGTCTGCGGATGCTGACGATGTGCAGGGCGTGTTTAAAAGGACTGGCAACGGGTCTGGCGCATCGGATGCTTGGAGTGTCGCGTTCTGGATTAAGCCTAGTTCAAATACGAACAACCAACAGACTGTATTCTACTACGGCGGCAACGATCTGAACAACGAAGGTTATATCTGGGCAAGATACCTTGGCTCTAGTTCTTTCCGCAGTATTGAGTTCACATACGGGACGAACAACAACCGTCTTAGGCTCCTGACACCTCAAAACACCTTCAGCGTGAACCAGTGGCACCACGTCTTGATTACTTACGATGGTGGCACAACAGGTAGTGCTAGTGGCTCAATGTCAAGCTACTATAGTCGGTTTAAAATCTTCGTTGATGGGGTTCAGCAGACTACTAGCAATAACCACAACAACTTCGGCTTCAGTGGGGACATCAATAACGAGCTATTCTCTATCGCCAAGAAAGGTCCAACAACAGGCTATATGCGTGGTGGCCCTAAGTTGGATGAATTAGCTCTCTGGCCCTCTGACCAGTCGGGTAACATCTCTGACATTTACAACTCAGGTTCTACTCACGACCTGAGCCTTCTTGCATCCCCGCCGGATCACCGGTGGCGCATGGGTGATGATGATGTTTATCCGAGTATCCAAGATAACGCAGGTAGTGCGGATTTCGTTATGTACAACATGACTGCGGCTGACATTGTAACTGATGCACCTTAAGGAATAGCTAATGTATGATCCAGACACTCTTCCTACTGAGGATGAAATCAATAAAGCTGACAAACCCCTGAACAAACCCTTCAGGCTGCCTAAAGGTAGCTCTAAGAAGTTCGGGGTTTACGTCAAGGATGGTGACAAGACTAAGAAAGTTACCTTCGGTGATCCTAACATGGAAATCCGAAGGGACGATCCTAAAGCTCGCGCTAACTTCCGGTCTCGTCATTCATGTGACACAGCAACAGACAAGACTAGCGCCCGATACTGGTCTTGCCGCATGTGGTCGAAAGGAACCTCAGTGGGACAAATGACAAAAGGCGTTGAGGGTCAAATCCTCAAGTCTGATGAAGAGCAGAGGCTCGTCTACGGGTGGGCCTCAGTTATCACCGAGAAAGGCGAACCGGTAGTGGATCGTCAGGGTGACGTAATTAAACCTGATACGCTTGTCAAGGCCGTGAATAACTTCATGGAGCATGTGCGTGTAGGTAAACAGATGCACGACGGAGACCAAGTTGGTGTAGTGGTTCACTCGTGGCCCTGCACTAATGAGATCAATAAATCCGTTGGGCTAGAGGCTGACCGTGAGGGTTGGCTAGTCGCTTTTAAAGTCTATGACGATGATGTCTGGGCTAAGGTTAAAAGTGGAGAACTCGCCGCCTTCAGTATTGGGGGTCGTGCGGTAAAAGGAGAGTATGATGGCGACTGAGTTGCTTGAACTTCAACTAGAGGAGCTATCTTTGGTTGATCGTCCAGCCAATGCAGAAGCGATGGTTACTCTTTTCAAACGGGACGATACCCAACTAGAGGACATCGACAAGATGACTGATGAACAAGACACCAAAGTTAAGGCTTACATGGAGAAGCATAGCTGTGGCAAAGATGAAGCCATGAAGGCACTTGGTTATGACGTAGAGAAGGTTGAAGAGACTAACCCTGCTGAAGAACTGGCTGCTGAGATTGAGACCCTTAAAGCAGAGAACGAGCGTCTCCGCAAAGGTCTGATCGATGAAGGCTACGTAATTAAAGCTGAAGCCATCGAAAAGAAAGCTCCTGAAGAGTTTGTCGAGTACGAAGGTGAACAAATCAATAAGGCTGACATTCCGGCACCTATCTTGAAGGCTCTGGAAACTGCTGAGGTTGAGAAAGCTGATATGGCCCTGACTAAGAAAGCTGAAGAAACCCTTCCGCATTTCTCTGTTGAGGCTGCTAAAGGTCTTCTGTCTGCTGTGTCCAAGATGGATGAAGTAGATATGTTGATGGAAGCTCTTGCTGCTGCTGACAAAGCGTTTGCAGATAAAATGGAAGAGTTCGGTAAAGCTGATGTAGATGGGGAGTTCTCCTCTGCCTCTGATAAAGTTGAACACATGGTTAAGTCTCACATGGAAGAGCATGGACTTACCAAAAAGGATTACGCCAAGGCTTATGCGGCTGTCGCTAAGACCCAAGAAGGCAAGTCCCTTATCGCTAAAGCCTACAAAGGAGAATAACTCATGGCTACTATGCAATCGCGGGATACCCGTACTTTTGTTGCAGGTGAAGACCTCTCTACTGCACAATTCAAATTCGTTACTTTGGAAGCTGATGGTCAAGTTGATCTGGCTGACTCTGCTGGTGAGAACTGCGTAGGCGTTCTGCTGGTTGAAGGTGAAGCCGCTCGTGCTGTTACCGTAGTTCTGACTGGCTCCGTCATGGTAGAAGCTGGCGGTACTGTTACCAACGGTGGTGCTGTCGCAACTGACGCAACTGGTCGTGCTGTAGACGCAACCACTGGTGACATCATCATGGGCTACGCTCGTGAAGCTGGTGTTACAAACCAAGTTATCGAAATCGAACTTATCCAAGGCGGCAACGCTTCGGCGTAAACCCGATTAAAAGGAAAATAATACTATGCCTATGTTGACACCATCTCAGGTACACCTTGATGTGCCTCTGACTAACCTGACCATTGCGTATGCTCAGGAAATGACTAACTTCGTAGCGGATAAAGTCTTTGGTACTATCTCCGTTGATAAACAATCCAACAAGTTCTATAAGTATGATCGTGAAGGTCTGCGTCATGGTGACGTTAAGCTTCTGGCTCCTCGTACCGAAGTGAACCGCGTTGGTATGGCTCTGTCGAATGACAACTACTTTGCTGAAGTACGCGGCATTGGTATGGACTTTG